TACTTGTCATAAGTGATGATATCACCATGTCCAAATACACGCTTGTTAATTTTGATTTGGAAGGTAGTACCATCAACACCTAAAGAAGGATAAACTTCTTCATTTGCATACAAGTCAGTTACAATGTAAGGAAGATCCTGAGCTACAGGAACCTGCCATTTGTACTCACCACGTGCATTGTCTACGTTGATGATGTTTTTACCTCCAAAGCTGGAGAATTGATACAAAGGCATTTCTACCTTTTGTGACATAGCCCAAATATCTACAGGACCCAAATCCATGGGTTCAGCAGACTTAAGCATGTTTACTAAGTGGTATGAATCCACGTGAGAACTAGCTTGGTAGCTGGTATCACGAAGGAATATACCATTGTTTAAAACTGGAGTCATAATACTTATTAATTAAATTGTGTGTTTTTTTAAAGTTGTTTTACCATAATAAAAGTCAGTAGGCAAAGATTCTTCCGGTTTAATCCTTTTATTAACTACTCCATTAGTTATCCATTTATAACCTTTAGTAGCAGTATTTCCTTTATGAGATTCAGCCATTTTTTTCTTTGTTTCTTCTGACCATTTTTTACCTAAATTATTTTTATAACCCTTTCTTGATAAAGAAAACTTTTCTTTTTTTTCTTCTGACCACTTATATCCTTTACCATAAGAGTTATTTTTCATCCTATCTATAAGATTTTGTTTATTTATTTCACTCATATATCCTTTGATACTTCCAGTTCCTTCATCTAAAATATTACATAAAGTACCTGTACCGTCACAAATTTTACCATATAAAGCAATAAACTCTTTTTCTTTTTGATAAGCTTCCTCATATGTAATATAGTCTAAAACAATCTGTATTTTATAATTATTGTTACATTTTTTTACAATATTTTTCCAAATTGCATTTCTTCTTGTATCTTTAGATCTATTGTATGTTTTAGAATATTTACCTATACCTATATAAAAAGGTTCATTTTTATCTAAACGAATATGTCTATAAACATAATAGTTTGTATTTTCAAAATGAGCCATAATTTATTTATTGTTTAAATTGTGTTTTTTTAAAATCTTTTAAATATGTTTGTTTGTCTAGGAATCTTTCTGCTAGGTTTTTGCTCCTCTTTTTCTTCAGGAACACTAGAAGAAATCTTCTTAGCTTGTTCTGTTTTTAATTGTCTAACTGTATTCTCTACAGCTTTGTTTTTACCTTGCTCCATGATCTTAGATCTATAACCATCTGGATCAGAAAGCAACCATAAAGCTTCAGCTACAAGAGAGTAGTTAGGCTCTACAAACTGATGCTTCTCTAAAAGATGTCCTAACAAGTTAGTGTTTCTTCCAGAAATTGATGGATAAGCAGGTTGTACAAGACCAGCATATAACATATTCTGAGTCTTCTTATCTAACTTTAATCCATTCAATTCACCAGGTTGAAGTGCTTTGTATACGTTGTCCATATATGCAGCTGCTGCATGCTCTTGCTGTTGCTTCATAACCTCTTGTTCAGCAAGTTTTTGTGCAAGTATTTGCTCCTGCATTCTTTCCAACTTTGGTTTAAACTTGTTTGCTTGTTGCTCAAGTTTACCAAGATCCTTCCATGAGTTAATTTCTTCATCAATCTCATCATCTGTTCCAAAGCCGGTAGCTAACAAATAAGATCTTACAATACCTTCCTGATCCATCTCATCTGCAGGATCAAGAGCATTTACAGTCTCAACTTGAGCTAAGGCATAGAACAAACCTTTAAGGTCTTGACCACCATCCGCTACATACTTTGCAGCAACTTGAAGTTCTTCAGGTAAAGCTTCAAAGAATTCTTTTGGAGTTGATTGTTTAATCTTACTCTCTCTTTCTTCAAAGTTAGCCTGTAGAAGTTCTTTCCAGTCATTCATACTGTAATCCTCAAGTGGCTTGTCATCTTCAAATGGAATGATAAGTTCTTCTTCAATTAATTTATTGAAGATTTCAACCATCCCACTCTTGTTCACTTTTGGTCTTCCTTTTGAACTAGAGGTTTCTTCTTCCTCTTCTTCTCCAGGTGCACCTAGAATGTCATCTACAATTTGTTTAGCGGCTTCAGTGGTAAAAGTTTTAGATTTACCATCTTCTTCCTCTTCTTCTTCAGTCTTGTCTAAGAACGTAAGATCAGTTTTAGGTACTGAAAAAACCGTTGGTTTCTTTTCTTCCTCTGGGAGTACAATGCTGTCTGCCCCAGGTGCTCCACCAAAGATATCATCAATATTGATATCAACTTGGCTTACGCTGGTTTTAGTTTCACTCATATAATTGTTGGTTTTGGTTTCAAATAAAATATAATATATAAACTTTAAAAATTTGAAGTTGTAAGGGCATTTTTAGTAATATAAAGCTATTACTTTTTATTATCCTTTACATCATATTTATTCTTGTTCACTCTAGCTATCTCCAACTCTTTATTGGCAATATCTCTTTGGGTGGCAAGCTTCTCTCTTTCTATAGCTGTACGCTCATTATTCATAGTCTCTTTTATACCCAAATCTTTACTTTTTAAATCCATTTGTTGTTGGAATTCATTAGATCTGCGTATCTCTTTTATAGCATCTTGATAATCAGAGACCATGTTCTTATTAATGTCAACAGCAGAACCATATCCGGCAGCTTTAATTTCAGCAACTAACAAATCTTTCTGTCTGTCCTTCTCAGCTTCTGCAGCATCAAATTCCATCTTCATTCTTTGTTCTTCAATTCTAGCATTAATTTGCTGTTCTTGCATAGCTTGTTGCTGCTGCATTTCTTGCTGGCGGATAGCCTGTTGTTTCTCTTCAGAAGATTTTAAGATATGTGTTACCTCTGCAATAGACTCAGACTTAATAATATTACCCAGATCATAGATACTAGCACCGGCTGTGTTGTTTGTAATAGCTAATTGTTTCAATTGCTCTAATACAGCTCTATGGTTTGTCTTTGTAGTGCAGAAGATATTAAAATCTCTAAGCAATAGATCAGTGCCATTTATCTGGAAGTTTACCTTCTCATCACGTGTAGTAACATACTGCAATCTTATAGAGGGTTTATTACTCTGATAGTATTGTGCTAAGTCAGTACGCATTTGGTGTACTCTTGGCATTAAGTAATCACAGTGATTTATAAAGTATGTTTCTGTCTGTGCATATGAATTAGACACTGCTATCCTTACACCGGTTGCTGTTGCCTGTTCAACCTGCTCTCCAAGACGCTGAGGTGTAATACCTATCACCTCAAATGCTTGCTGTTTAAAATACTGAGCTAATTGAATCCTTGACAACAAACGCTGAGTCTGCTCCAGATTTAACACTTGATAGTGCTGGAAGTTAAGAGCATTCTCTGTGTTAGTAATAGATGTATCCAATGGTAACATCTGGAAATTCTTCATTGCTACATATGCTTTAGCAAGATTGTTTTTACCCCAATCTTCCCCTAAAGAATGTCTTGGCAATGCATTCTGATCCAGCATAATAACAGTTCCTAGTTCATCCACTAGAATATCTGCTATCTGGTTGTTAACAATATTATATCCAATCTGGAAAGGTTTCATTAAATCTACAAGAGATGTAGATCTAGTATTTCTATCTGAGAATACAGATCCCTCTACAGGTAGTTTACAACCATATAGTGTTGTATCTCCTTTGAATTGGAAAGGTATGCGGCCAGGTCTGTTATTACTCATACCTAAGTAGATAGGATTAATACCACCAGCATTGTTATTCATTCCAAAATAACCTGGATAGTTTGGTCCAATCTTTACACCGCCCCAAACTTCATTAATCCAAATCCAATCAATATGCTCACCAGCAATAAGGTTTTCTTTAGTTTTACGCTTCATTAATCTGGTGTCATATATAGGTTTCATAGTAATCTTGTAGCTTTCATCTACAACATCCTGTATAACCTGACCATCTTCATCCACCATTGTAAGGTGTCCAACTTTACGCTGAGATTTCCAATATATTGTTGAAACTCTCAACATATCTGTATTGCGGTAATCAATATAATCCTCTGATTCAGAAAGAATATATTGTACAATATCCTGGCCACCTAAACCACCTTGATCCCATACAGACATGTACTGTCTATATTGTAAAGATGGCATATTAGTGTTCCATTCATATGACTTGGTTGAATCATAGTAAGAACCATCATTCTGATAACCCTGTATAGGATAACCAGCAGCTCTTGTAGGATATATAGCCTCTAATGATTTCAATTCATCATCAGTCATTAGATAACCATATTTATCTATGATATCAGCCACAGTAAGCATTTCAATCTTACCTACCCAGTTACCCTGGGATATATATCTAACATCTGGAGATTTATGATAGAATGTAAGCAATGGATTCCAAAGCTCCACTTCATAATCATCCTCAGTCATTCTAAAATGCCAGAACTCTCTATCAGTGATAAGCATATCTCTAAATGCTCTCTCCTCAAGTTCATCCATTCTGAATCTTTCTTCATCTACTCTGAATTGATGCTCTGCCCATTCTTCAAGCATAGATCTGTAATCTTTCTTAAAGAATTGTTCTATCTCAGGTAAAGTTTTTACTTTCTCTATAGACAAAGCTTCCTGTATTTCAGGGTCTTCAGGGTTAGCCCCCATTGCAAGCATATTAGCAGCTATCTTAGCCTGAGCATCTGACACTAATGCTTGCTCTACCATCATCCTCTTCTGTTCTAAAAGCTCATTATAAGATCTTTCATCAACTGTCCGGAATGATACCTTTGTATTTCTTTTAGCAAACTCTGATACTAATACATTGATTACGTTAGGAATAATAGGGTAAAACTTTAATTCTAATGCTGATGCATCCTCTTTTGTAAGAATATCTATTAAATCAGCATACTCCTGATCTTCCTCTACAATGTAATCTGTACGATCAATAATACCTTTTGCAAGTTTATAATTCTTAAGTAGTCTTCTAGCATTTCTACGCATCTGCTTCATTCCCTGCCATTCTAACCAATCAAGATTCCAGGCAGTCCAATCATCATCTTTCTCCTCTCTAGGTAAAAACTGTATAGGCTGAGTCAATGTACTCATCCTATTATACTCTGTTTTTGCTCCGTTTTTGAGCTGAATAGCGTTATATAATTGCATTGTCTGTTACACTTGTATTAGGGTCATTAATAACATCTTTCATACTATACATAATCTCATCTGTCTCATAACAAAGATAAGAGATAGTTATAGTCATTTTCTTTAAACCTGTAGAAGTTATGTAGTAATTCATTTTACCTTAAGTTTTTAAACCCACTTCTGGGTGGTCTTTTAAGTGAAGAAACACTAGAATTTCCAATATGCCTAAAAGCCCCTACTTTTAATTTATATAAATCTTTTGACTTATCCAAACTTTCAGAGTTTACTTCTCTACGTTTTACATAACCTCTGTTAGATTCCTGTATACGTATAAAAGCTATTAATGCAGTGAAAGCTACAAGTCTATCCACGTTAAGCCCATCTCTATAGGCTAACATTTCTTTTAACAACATTGGATCCGGTATTCTTGTTACACCATATGTAGTGTGAACCACTGTACCATCCTCTTTTGTCTTTACATCCATCTCTTCTCTCAAGAACTCAATTGCATAAGAGATCATATGTGCTTTAAAAAGGTTGCCAGTATTCCTCCAACCATATTCCTGATACACACTTGAATTTGCTCCTAAGTCCTTGAGAAACAACATCTTATCCTTTGTAACAAGGTAGCGTTGTTTTCTCTGAGATATCATATATTGAATAAACAATGACACGTTATTTTCCACAACTGTCTGTGCATTGTACCATTCAATGATCATCTCTAATCTTTCATGTGTTTTTTTGATATCATCAAATCTACCACACCAAGCTGCTACAATTTTTCCTTGTTCTATAAAAGTTTTCTGCTCTCCACCCTCTTCTTGCAATACCTCAATAGTAGATTTATATACATAAATAGAGCAAAGAGAATCAGAGGTAGTGGTCTTACCTTCTCCCACTGGGTCAATAGAAGCGTAATACATACCAAAACTAGGGTCTTTGACAGGTCTTTCCCAAACAACAAGAGAGCCTGTTTTGTCCTCTGTTTTTTTAGAGATTGGGAATTCTGAGATTGGCAGCTTACTTGATTCTTTTGCCGTGATTTTTCCATGTTCATCTTTGTATAATTCTAAGAGTTCATATGCATATTCTTTATCCTCTATCCTTTTTAATTGTGACTGCACTAAATGTATAGGAAATATAGACTCCCTTCTAAATGCAAATCCCTCTTCTATATTTGTTGGCTTCTGAGATATACGAAGCTGATATTTATCTGGCTCCAAATCTTTCTTCCATTTTAACCTCTCTTCTTTGATAGCTTCTAAAGCTTCTTCCACCTGTGAGTTTCCATATTCATCTATATATGGAGGCATAGACCATTGTTCAGGAATAAATAATCCTGATAAACCTATAGTGTTGTTCTTATCTATAAGATTTGTCTCTACAGCGTAGATATCATTTTCCTGTGGATTAAGGATAAAATTCTTTAAAGGTTCACATTGATCCAGATCACCCACAGATCCGGCTGCTATAAACAAACCAGTGGTGATCATACCTGACTGCATAGCAGGTCTTAAATATTCATATGTCTCCCCCATCTTAGGAGCAATACCTGCTTCCTCATGAAAGAAGAATTTACATGGACCCCCTACACCGGCTGTTGCTGATTTCTCAAATGACAATCCTTGCAGTGTACCTTTCAATCCTACATCCTGTTTTCTATTCCCTTTTCTAACTTCAATCTTTTGCTGCCATAACAAAACCTTATCTGGATTCATAGGTCTGTACCATGCAGTGTGCCCATTTAAGAAGTTAGCATATTCATCTAGAAACTTCCAGGTTCCTTTATCATTGATATAATCTTTAAGACTTGCCCCAATCTTTAATGTCACCCCTTCATCAAACCATATAGAATTTATTAATTTTCCAGCATGAAAGTATGATGAAGCTATCTGCCGTTTTTTAAATATAGCAGCATGCTTATAATACAACTCAGCAAGTATTTCATATAGGGCCATATGATACTGTGCATCCCTAACTTTAGCAAATCCAAATTTATTCTCTTCTTTGTCAAAGATTGGGAGAAAGTTAAGCCACATATAATAATCCCTTGTAAGATACCATACATTCTTACCATCCTTAAACAACACACCTTTTGTACAGTATTCTTTCTGTCTATCCCAGTAAGCTATAAAGTCTTTAGATTTAAACGGGGCATCACAATAATACCCCTGTTTATTAAATATTCTAGCTTGCTCATTAAACAGGAGAGATGTCTCATTAAAATTATACTGACCTGGCTCTTTAAATAATGTATGTACATACTCTCTCCATTCATTCCTGTTAGAAAACTCCGTGTATGTATATTCACCTTTATCCCAGGTAGGTATAATTATCTCACTCATTAATTAAATTCTTTGCTTTTTCTGGATCACCTTCTCCCTTCATAATCATAAACAAGAGGGTGTCAATTGTAGGACTAGTGATAAGGGATTTACATTCCTTACCTGTCCCAAAATAATTTTCTTTGTCATCCCTTAAAAAAGCTGACCATCTGTTGGTATAGTCATTAAAATGAAATAACCAATTATATAAATACTTTGTTTCCATAATTATTGATCATAAGCTAATCCAATATTTCCTCTAACTTGGCTTTGTTGTTCTTCAGCCAAATCTTTATATGCCCCTTTAAATGATTCCCTAATTTGTTGGAATTTAGCAGCGGCATTCACTAAAGCTGTGATGTTACCATCTCTACCATGTTCAATAGGTGTTGACTCCATATACCGGGCCAATCTATCCAACATAGTCTTTATACCCATATATGCTCTATATGTAGGGGTCTCATACAATTTCCTGCATGTTGCTAATGCCTTTATCACTAGATCATCCTCTAATGAGAAATCAACATCCACTTCATTACAAATAATCTCTTCTTTCTCATGTTCAGGAACATTAAAAAAAGGGTTAAGATCTGGATTGGGACATGTCATATAAAACAAATATGTGTAGATTTTAAGATGATCCTCTGGATATTCATCCATTATAT